ATATGTCTTGTTTGGTCGTAGACATAAGGAACAATTACACCATCATTCAATGAGTAAGTGCCGTCTTTGAGAAAGCAAGCCAGTGCCATTTTCATTCTATATTTTGGTGAAGGCACTGCTGTTGAATCAAATGATTGAAAATAATTACTGTTCGGTAAATTAGCATGAAGGTTAGCATGAAGGAGACCCGTCAAGTGGTCTCCAGACTTACCGAATACTTTGTATTTTATTGTTGAAGAATCAAGACCACTTGGGTCAGAGTCATATCTAGTAATTCCATTAGGAAAATACTGTGCTGATGTTGACCCATTTCTTATACCACTTGATACTTTTATTGTAGCACCGGATATGTCTTTATGAAACTGATTAACGTCAAGCAACATTGGATGGAAAACAGTTGCTCTGTAAGGAGAAGTTGCAGGTATGTCAGCATGGCCGAATGCAGACTCACTGTTGGTATCTACCATCCATTCAATACGAGGGTCAGCCCCATGTACAGGGTTAGCACTTGTCGCACTTACATGACTGTCTCTACCTTCGACCCCATGTGGTAAGAATGAAGGCTTACTTGCATTGAGTTGACCGATATGACGGTAGTCATCAATAAACTCGGTGAGTTCTTGAATTGTCATAAAGACTGGATATGGACCGTTACTTCTTGTATGCTCAGTGCCTACACCAACCTCACCCTGCATTGGGCTTGTTCTCTTCTCAGCAGTATAGTCATTATCATACAAACCAAATGAATCAGTGGGTGCAGATGTTGGAGCAATGAGAAAGACTGATGTCTTAGTAGAATCAGCATGAGTAAGCGTACAGATTGGCTTGAAGCCACCAGAGCCAGAGATAGTAAGAGTTGGCTCTATCCCTGCGGGGTCGGTTTCCGTCCCTGCATTTGTTCCATTATCATTGATTGCTTCAACTCGAATACCGGGTGTATTGGCAACGTCATCTACGAGGCCGCTTAGAGACGGTGTTGTAGGTCCGAAGTTTGAGCGGAATATCTGAGGGTCAACGGTTAACCCACCGTCGCCTTTTACGTATGCGGGCCACATAGGTTGAAGTTCGGCAAGCCCGTTCTTGATACGAGAGAAAGGCTTGTCAATATTCTGTGTTGAACGTGCCATCAGATAACCCCCTGTGCTCCCCGTCTCATTGAACGGTTGATGATTTTTGGTAGTTCACGTTCAATCATAGCCTGTATCTCATGCTTGTTCAACCCATCACCGTTAATCACAATATCGCCAATAGAGATGTTAGTACCCATGCCACCACTTGCATCAGCGATACCTACTCCAATTTGTTTTAGTTTACTATTTGTCAAAGGAATAACTGCTTCACTATCTCCACCTTCACCTATCATACCTATTGTTGGTTTTGACACAATACCACCTGCGGCGAAGAGAGGCATATCCTTTACTGGAATACCTCTAGCCCGTAGCCCTGCGTTCACTTGGTCGGGTGTCAATCCTTTTGTTCCACCCATGCCTTGATTCCCCATAGCATGTGCTAAGTTTCTTCGATTGGTTTTTTCAACACTATTTGCTATTTGAGCAGAAGAACGACTGTCAGTTAATGCACTTCTCACCTTGCCGAAGAACTTTGTAAAACGATTATTCTTCAAGACTCCGCCAAGTTGTTGGAGTAAGTTTTTCAATTTAGCAACCAACTTCGATATAGTGTTGATTGGGCCTTTTAAGATTTTAAGACTCTTCAAGAAAGAACCTGCTCCACTACTTGCACCTTTGAACAAACGTCCTAGACCGGGCAACCTTTTACCCAACATCATGAATAGTTTTGCTCCACCCTTTGCCAACCCTGCAAAGTCGGCTAGAGTGTGGAAAAACTTAGACGCTTTTTCATTAGTTCCTTCAAAGAAAACGCCGAGAGACCTCAAGACCCATCCAACCCCAGAGAATATAACTATTGCTTCCAATACGAAAGTAATAAGTGTACTAAATATTTTCACTAACCCCTTTAGTGAACCGTCGAATGTAAGAACCGCATCAATCACATCCATGAACATACCAAACAGTCTTACTAATGGAGTCACAATAGCCGTTAATATTCGACCCAACAATGCTAGTGCAGGTAGTATTCTTGCTATTGCCGACAAGACTTCTACGAACAAAGGTACAGTAGCGACTAAAACGTCGATTGCAGCAGGTAGATTTGTTTTCAGAGTATTTGCTAATGCAATTATCTGCGGTGTCAATTGTTCAACTACACCACCCGGTTCGTTCAACGTCTTACCGAAGTCGCTAAGGACACCCGTAGTTTTCTGTCCTTGATATTCGACATCGAATAAAGCCCGGACGAAATGAACACCGAGAGTAATTGACGCTTCTTCAATCTGTGATTTGAAAACACGCAATGCTTCAAAAGATGATTGTTGTAGTGTGGTAGAGAATTGTTCTGTTGTACCTGCCGCAGTTCTGTTTGCTGCTACAAGTTCATCGAAAGCATCTACTTGAGACATCAATGAAAGAACAGCCGTACCACCACGAACACCGAATATCTCCAGTGCTTGAGCCGCAGTAATATTACCATCACGCATCTGATGAAGTAAGTCCGTCAATGAAGTCAGACCCATAGTTTGCATCTCAACTGTTTTGATTAGTTCATCAGACCGTTTCTTCAATGATGATTGTCTTTCTTCGGCTTTCTTCATAGCATCGGATGTTTCCATCAACTCTATTGTTCTCTTTTGAGATGTTATACTAAGTTCTTCATTAGCCATTTCTAACCTTCGGATTTGGTCTATTTCAGATTGATTCAACTCTCTTTGTTGTTGCGCCGCTCTAAATCTAATCTCTGAGATGGAGAGTTGATTCTTTCTCTCAGCCATAGCCAAATCATCTAACTCGCCTTGTAAGTTATTGACTTCCATAGTTAGACGGGATGTAATACGTGCTGTTACATCCATTTGGTTCATAGTGGCTTTCAATGATGCATTTGCAGTCTTACCTGCATCAGATAAAACGAATACTTCTAAGTTCAAGTCATTGATAACTTTTCTAGCATCGAAAGTTGGTTTCAATAATTTATTGATGGACATACGCAGACCTGTACCTGCCACTGTACCACGTAGACCTGCATTACCTAACGCACCGATAGCCGCTGCTGTTTCTTCAATTCCAATACCTGCCGCTGCTGCAACAGGAGCAACGAACTTCATTGCTTCTCCAAGACCGACTACATCCACGTTTGCACTTGTAAATGTCTTAACAAGAACGTCAGTTGCTTCGTTCAATTGTCCCATCTCCATACGGAACGCCTTAACCGACGCTACACCAATTGTAGTAGCAGTCTGAATATCGACACCACCTGCGATAGCGAACTTCACTAACTTGTCAATAACTTCATCATCAACCATCTCATTAAATGAAACACCTGCAATAGCCAGAACCTCGGCTGCCTGTGCTGCTTGAGACGCAGTAAATCTTGTTGACTTACCTATGTCTCTGATTGTATTCTCAAGCGTCATGGCTTCTTCGCCTGTCGATTGCATAACCGCTTGTGTACGGACTAGCGTATCGTTAAACTCAATGAATAGTTCAGAAGATTGTTTGAGAAACCCTGCTGTCAGAGATGCACCGACGGCACTGGCTGAAAGAGCGATTGCTTTGAAATTAGCATTCATCACCGTACCCAAACGAGATACTTTTCCACCTGCTGCTAGTAGAGACCTACCTACAGCAGACATGTTCTTACGAAAGGATGTGGTATCAGCCGTAACCCTTGTCATAATGGTTGTTACTTCTGCCATTATCTTCCCACCATTCTATTCGCTCTAGCCCTTTGACTAGCCTTACGGTTATGTTCAGACTCCTTACGGTTCTTTACAGAGAAGGCGGTTATAAGGAAATGAGCCTCTCTAGGGTCTAATTCTTTCCACTCTATTATACTCATGCCGAGATGTGCTAAGAGGGCGAAGAGGAATTGACCTTCATCAGACTCGGCATACTCTTCGATTATTCTAAAGGGACGTTAACTGCTCCCATTATTGCAGTTGTTAGTTGTCCTATGGTTGTTAAGGGCATCCTTTGAAAACTATCCCATGTGAGTTCTTTGTCGCACTTTAGCATCATTTCAAAAACCATGAGCATTCCAAGTCTTTCTGCTCTGTCTTCTTCACTCAGTCCTGTTAGTTCTGGGTTCTGTTTCAAGCCGTTGTATTCTTTTACAGATAGGGGGAGACACTTTATCTCATCCACTCCTATGTTCAAATGTTTTACAACCACTATTATCGGTTCTGAAGCCTGTTCAATTATATTATCTATCCATGTCATGTTTAATCACCGTCTCAACTGTCAGCCGCAGTGTACGACCAAGTTAACGCTTCAAATGAAGCATTGAGTAATAATGGTCCTTCTCCACCTGCTTCAAGACCTTCTGTTGCTAGGTCAGTAAATACGCAGTTGCTTAATGTGAAAACTTTAGTTCCAGATGTTGTTCCCACTGCCTGTGTTCCGGCTGCTGCAAATCTAATCTCAAACTCTTCGTCATTGGTTAACATGTCATGTAATTCTGAAGATTTTATTCCCCATGCGGCGGATAATGACCCGCTTGCTGATTTCAGTCCTCTTGTGTTCGCAGTTGCATAAGATGACCCTAGTTCAACATATTTTCCAGTAGCAGCGGCCAATGTGAAGTCTCCCTGCACATACCCCACTAATGCTCCGGTTGTAGTACCGGAAGTTCTGATTGAACCAGTTACACCTGTGAATGAATGTAATGCCATTGAGTGAGATGCTGTCGAACATGGGTATTAAGTAAAGCGGTTGCGTAGGTGTTTTGCACACTTTATATACTGTCAGATTTGATTCCTCAGTCTTGCATGATAGATTGGTACATACTCTCGGAAACGAAGGCAATTCCAAGGTAGAACTCACCGTTGTCTGTATTCTCACCGGACTCGTACAAAACCGCTCTAAGATTTCTGCTTCTAGCAATTTCAGAAGGTGGTGTAAGGTCGCCCTCGATAGTTTCCATAATGTCGTAGCGTAGTACGTATGGGGATAGAAGGTGGAATGTTGAGAGGCCAGATGGATTCTCACCGTCGCAGTAAGCGTTTTCTGAATGGGTGTTACGTGAGATGACTCTCTCTAAGCAAGGAGATGGCCCTTCAAAGTATTGAGCCATAGGTTGATTCAATTCGATGTAACCTATTGAACCCTGTTGGATAATGTCATTCCAGTTGTCGGTGTTTCTCATGTCGTTTTCGGCTGTTATTGGGTTGCTCATGTGTTAGGGGAGCGGGTGGGGGTATATAACATTTACTTATATGGATTAGTAATATCTTTTGTTATCCCAACGCCGAGATACTTGATTAGACAATACCTTGCGTGGTTTTATCTTACCATCGAACGGGTCAATGCAGTACCAACCTGCGGGTCTTTCTTCATCCCGCTCTTTGATACATAGAGGACACATATGTTTGGAATACTTGTTGTGTTTCTCTGCTTCTGGAACTAACTTCTTGAGTCTATCCATAACGTCTTGTCTTGCATCTTGAAAGCGTATCTGAATATCACAACCAATGCCGTGAGTCTTACAAGTATGTTTACACTTCATGTTATCAACCTATCAATGAGTTATTCCCTAATGGGTGTGGAGTTTCAGATGCTTCTCTTAATATCTGTTCCACTTGAGTTGTTATTTGATTCCAGTCAAACTTCTTTTCAGCAAACTCTCTGGCGTTCTTACCCATAGTATTACGGAGTTCCTTATCTAATGATAAGTCCAACATTGCTTGTGCTTGTTTGACAACATCTACTAATCCCATGTTCACGCCCCACTTTGGACCTGTTATGAATGTCGAACATGGTACTAAGATTCCCCGTTCATTGTCGCCAATTAATTCTGGACCTGTTGAATTGTCTGGTAAGATACATGGTAAACCACAAGCCATTGCTTCGGCTGATGGAATACCAAATCCTTCACCGCCTGTTGCCAACATATGAACGTCGCACATTTGGTACAATGCGGCCATCTGGTCGCTCGATAATCCCTGTAATGGGTTCTCAGACTGGTCAGAAAAAATAACGTGTTGTCGAAGTCCCATTTGCTCGACAAGCAAAGGTAAATCCCAACCACCCATGCCATAAGCATCAGTCGGACTACCACAGTGAATAATCATACCAACTGAAGATGGATTCGGATGTTTGTCAAGCATGAGTTTGAACGACTCTAACATTCTGGGTTGCTGCTTCCGGTTTGTGTTCTTACCTACGGAGAGAAATACAAACTCCCAAGGCACATTCATTTGTTGTCTCATCAAAAGTTTGTCAGACATACTCACTGGCTTGAACTTCTTCAAGTCAACACCATGATACAATACGTCTCCGTAGTTGTCAATATAACGGTCTAACATCGGGTCTCTCAAAGATTCGGGAGCAGAACCTTCTGTACTCAACCAATTAATGTAAGACTCGAATTGTTCTCGACCATACTCGGCCATCCAAAGAGGGGTATGTAGCAATTTGAGAATGTCTTTCCATTTGTATGAAAGTGGGTAGCCATCAACGGGCATGTAAGCAACATATGGCACGCCTCTATTATTTGTGGATAATACATTTTTACCAATGAACCAAGGGTCAATCAGAGAAAGCACCACGTCTGGCTGTAATCGGTCTATTGTAGCCCCTAGAACGGTGTCTCCCGCTTGGTTGACTACTTCACCCCCATACTCACCTATACCTGCGTGGACGAGCGTCCATCCTTCTGTATGTTTGAAATCTTCACCGTTGTAATCCCACCCCATAACATATACTTCATGTCCTCTCTTGACTAGCCGCTTGATTATTTCTCTAGTAACTACACCATATCCAGTTGGACGAGTGGGCTGTTCAGAACACCATAGTATTCTCATTCTTTTAGACTTGGGTTTCTTGCCTTTTTTCTTCCCCATATATCTCGGATAGGGCTTAGGGTTTTGAACCAAGCGGTCATTTTGATTTGATGAACGGGCTTAGATAACAAAACGGGTTCTAAGCGTGGCCGTAGGACGACTGTCTAGGGTGTGTTGGAGAGTTCCCGACCCACCGACTGCTCGATAAGTTTCAACATCCAATAATAACCTGTTTCCACTTGTAGTTAGTTTAGGTGTCAATGAGTCAGATGACGACCAACCAACACGAATCACACCGCTTAATCCCGGCCTCAGAGATAAGACGTTAGTCCCACTGATAGCATACTTCGGGTTCGGGCTTCCTACCCCTGTCCCATCCATAAAGTCTGATAGAGAATCAGTGAGTGCATCTGCCGTTGATGTTTCACTAGACCAAGTGGCTAGGCCATACCATACTGGATTCCTAAACATGAGACGTACTGTCTCATACCTGTCCATGTCCATACCCTTGACGGGTCAGACAAGGCTATTGACGCTTAGTGCTGTCCGTAGCGATAGAAGGCTGATTCTTCGGGGTCTACTGGTGCTATTCTGTTCCAATGGCAGTCAAGACAAATGTAAACAATGTCTCCTGTTTCTCGGTCATAGTGTCGGCGTAGGTCGTTTGCGTTCATTTGGTTTATTCCGCCACAGTCTTGGCATAGGCAGTCGTTCTCTGTTGGTTCTATTGGGTCGCTCATGTTCTATCGTAGAGGGTGGGGGTATATAACATTTGTGTTATATTACTTTCACTCAGCCGATAGGCAGTCAAGGCAAACCCTACGGTCGCTTATTTCGCTCAGGTATGTGTCAAATGTTTCGCAGTGGCAGTCTTGGCAGATTTCGCTCATGTTCTATCGTAGAGGGTGGGGGTATATAACACTTTTGTTATATTACTTTCTCTTTTTGTTCCACAAGTCAATGAGATACAATGGTTTTCTAGCGTCTCCTATTGGTTTGGGTTTTACTTTTTTGGGCTTTGGTATGTTGGCAAAGCAAACTTCGCAACGAGTCAATAATGATTCGTCGGCTAGATATTTTTCTGGCATAGCCAAGTCCGGTTGTTTACCGCCGTCGCACACACGAAACTTGTCATAGTAAACAGTAACAAACTCACCTTTACCTACTACTCTTTTCACTTCTTTATGTAAGTGAAGAACACTCCAGTCATACTTTTGGCTCATAGTCGGGATGCTCCTTTGGTAGTTTATGTAACCTGCGTTCTAGTAGATTTCCTATAAGGTCAGACACATTGTCTGCGGCTTGTATTACACGCTTCTTACTATGTTCGTCTTTACCCATATTTCTCATTACTGGGGCTATGTCAATATTACTCATGACATGCAGAAGGATTTCGTATTCCGCATGTGGTATGGTTTTGGCTCTCATAATGAGGCGAAATCATATATGTTTATAAAACTTTATATTAATTCTCTTCTACCTTGTTGCTTTGCTGTTTTCATTCGATGATGATTAGCACAGAGGGGTTCGCACTTTGCTACTTCTTGCATTATAGTGTCCCAACCATATCCATCAGAGACTAGGTAAGATATGTTCGCAACCTTTTGAGTTGGGTCAAGATGATGAAAGTCAATTGCTTCGGGGTCTTCATTGAAGCCACAAACGGCACAGGCAATATTAGCCTTATATTCATCCCACTTGCGTTTTATTTCTTGCTTTCTAGCCTTAACCCTAGAACGCATTAACTCCTTGTTCTTGTGGTAATACTTTCTTTGATATTCCCTGTTATATTCCCTACGCTTCTTCGGGTCTTTGTAGGGCATTGAACCGTACAGTAAAAGACGTGGCTCTTAACTGTACTTTTTCTTATATTCGTCAGAAGCAAATAAACTGTCCAACATTTGTTGACGAGTCAATGACCCTAGTGGCCCTAGAGAACGGACGTAGTGTTTCTTACCACCTAAGTCTACTTCTCTTCCTAGAACGGCCATGTAAGCCTTCTCTACGAAGTCCTCAACGGACATATCAAGAGGGTCAACACTTGGTAGTGATATATTACCTTTCGATACTTTAACTTCTTCAACAACTTCTTCCTCTTCTGGATAAAGATGATTTGTTAATCTCTCGATAAGGAGAGCCTTAGTTCCGTCTGTTGTTAGTCCGTGTTCCTCACACAATGCTACAAGTTCTGCTTTCAATAATGACGTTAATTCGTCTGTCATATTGGTAGTCTCAGAGATTATGGTTTATGACTATCACGGTTCAAGACCATATTCAAGTATCTGAATTGTGCCATTTGTAAATGCTTCACGTAGAGTAATAGTGTTACAAACTGTATTTTCATAATATGAATTAACTGGTAAAGTGAGGTAGAGTAAACGAGAACCTAGAACTTCTGCTCTGTAAGGAGTTCCGTTGTCTATTGTTCCATTGATTGTAAAAACGTAGTATGTTCCTTTTTCATCAAACTTGATTTCTTTCTTTTCAATCACACCACCCACCCAATGACATTCATCTTCTACCCAAGGGAAATAAGTGGTTGGGTATCTAGCAGGTGATGTTACAATTACTGCTAGTGACATAGACCACATAATCATCATGACGACCAGTAATATGGCTTTCACAGTCGTAGCCTTTTCTCTCACAATATAGCATACACTGTAAGGTCAATAAGTGAGGGGTATTGAACCGCATTATTGCTTAAGAAGATAATACGATTTCCTCGTCGCCACTGTAAGCGACGAATGAGGATTCTTCCCACCATTGATATTCACGGTCGTACACTATTCTGAAAGTACATGCACTTGGTCTCATTAGTTGTTCTCTGTTTATTGGTTGTCCGCCGAAGCCTATTATTTGGTTGCTCATGTTTAATCGGAGCGTGTACCCCTATATAAGACATTCGTTATATGGATTACTCTTGCCATCGAATCGCAAGAGTGTGCTGAGATTGATAACCAATGCAATCTCCTTCTTTATCTCCACCCATTCCTTTCTTCGGAGATTCAATTTCAACTGCCTTGGTTTCTTCCGACCTCATGATTTTGATAAAGTGATAATCAGTTCCATTCACCCCGGTTGACCCGGTTAAGTCTGGCGTAGTCAAACTACGGGTGTGCATCAAGTCGATGAACTTCCGATACAATTGCCAGTGTTTCGCTCTAGTATCAGCATACAAAGTAACCAACATGAATTGAGTTGCGTCTGTATTCAACGTAGCACCTTCCGTTAAATGAACAGGGAATGACATTCCGTAGGAAGGCATGATTGAGATTTGAAATGTCTTTTGACGCTTGAACTCTAGCCAACCAGTATTGACTAAAGGTGTCCATATTCCATCGGGAGAAACCATATTGGACTCGATTAGGTTTTTGATTAATGTATGTGGGTCGGTAGATGGAACTCCCGTATCAGTTATCGCCATCAAATATCGACTCCATGCAATCTAAAAACATACGACATGTACTGTACGGTCTTTCAGTAGAAGTTGTTGTAGTTGGTTCTGTATTGTCCATAAGTTGCCACCCCCATTAATCCCATTCTTTGAACACGCTTTAACATTTCCATATATTCTTTTTCTGAACTAGCAAGTAAGGGTCTCCAGAACTCTTTCATTCTTTCAGTGCAGTTCTCATCATTCAATGCTGCCCTAGCACATTGACGTACTACAAGAAGTATGGTAGCCATCTTTGCTTCTATCGGAGCAGCAGCATTACCATAAACATAGACAACTTTCAGATATTGTCGTAGTGATTCAGCCCAAGGCTGATGAAATCTAATGATGCCCGCTTCGCCATCGTCTAACCAATAATCATGAGTTGAACGAATACGCCCTGCATCCAAGACGGTTTCATTACCAGCAGCGTCAATGGTTGAAATGGAAGTGATAGAAACAACTGGCCTTTTTGAAAGGCTGAGATGACGAAGCGAGTAATGAATATCAAAATACTCTGTTTCGGTTTCCGTACCCGCTAATTGTCTACCTGCATAAGCATCAACCATTCGTGAAGCGTTGGTTATCATAGATTCTATTTGTGAGTCAGATGGACCTATGCCTTCGGAAAAGTCTACACCTGCATACATCTCAACGTCTGCTAAAGTACAATAGTCTATGGCCGCCATGTTGATACCTTACACTAAGTGGGTATTAACGAATACGAAAGGATAGGGCCGAAGCCCCGTCCTTCCGATTACGGTTAGCCTATTCAGACTGTGTTGATTCCAACAACTTCGCATATTGCTTCGCCATATCTTACTGCGAATGCAACATCTTGTTTTGGTATCAATATGAATCTGTCTTTGGTTGGTTCGTCGTGGAAACCTATGCTGAATCTTCTCTCAGCAACGGTTGAATTACCTACGATTGGGCTTCTGATGTGAGTCAAGATAGCACTTGTGAAGGTAGATGATGAACCTGCGTCGGATGTACCGTCAACTGCTTGGTTGACTGGGATAACACCAGTAGCGAAAACACGGATTCCGTAGATTCGTCCTACTTCTCCGTTAAGGATAGTAGCAGCCGGTCCATATTTATCCACTGTCTGAAGTTCCGTTAATCCGAGAAGTTGAACTTCGAGGTTTCTGGGAACTATGAATGCTAAGTCTTCTCTGTTGTCTGCGTAGACACCAAGGTTGGAGATAGCACTTCTCATGTGAGATAGAGCGAATGTTCCGCTTACTGTTACATCAGATGCAGCAGCACTCTTTCTGATTCCGTCGAACACTAATAGGTAGTCGTTCTTTTCAGAGCCAGATGTAGTGCTAATTCCACCAGTGTTGGTTGAAGCGTTGTATGCACCCATAATGTTGTTTGCTAATGTGGATTCAGTGTCAGCGTTTAGGAACAAGTTTGCTTCGTTAAATGCTAAACGAGATGCTATGTCTTCACGTAGAACTGATAGTAGTCCTTCTACACCGTATGCTACTAGGTAGTTTCCGATTGGGATGTTTGCCATCATAGTCTTAAGTTCCAAACTGATTTCGTTTGTTGCTTGACGTGATTCAGTAGGTGTATCACCAGACTCGGTGTTTGTAAGAGTCTGTTGGTGAAAGTCAATACTGCCAGTTAGTTTTGGCACTTTCACAATTCTTCGGCTCATTGGCATGGCAGGGAGTAAACTTCTCATGAAGTTTCTCTCATAAACCAATTCAATGATTTCTTCGGCGGTCTCTGTCGGTAGGAATGTCGCACCAGTAGAGGAAGCCGCACCTGCTAGAGCAGCCTTCACTCTCTCTACGACATCCGTAAACTCAATTTCTTCTGTTGTCATATCTTTTCACTTCCTATTTTATTTGGGTTTCAGACCCCACTCCTGTCATCTAAACGTGCTGATAACCAGCCCGCTAAACCGACCATGCCCGGAGACACGTTTGGTTGGGGGTCGAACTTTGTTACACCAGTCTTTTTCTTTGGTGTTGTTTCATCAGCAACAAGCGACTTACGTGCCGCCTTTGCTTTTGGTACTGCGATAGGCAAGTCGCCTACCACATCTGCTAGTCTCTTGGAAACTTCTGCTTCAATTTCTGCTTCTTTCTCAGCAGCCGCTTTCTCTTCCATAAGAGATGAAATGGTTTGGTCTTTCTCCGCAAGTAATGTTTTCAGAGATTCTTGCTCATCTAACATTGCCGACATGTTGTTGACTGTTTGGTCCATGTCTGCTAATGCTTTTACAACTTGCATTAAAACTTCAACTGTTGAAGGTAAGTCAGATTTTTCTTCTAACTCTTCTTCTAACTCTTCTTCAAGGTCGTCTTCTGCTGCTTCTTCTTCAACCAATTCTTCGGTTGCTTCTTCTGCTGCTTCTTCTTCGACTTCCTCATCTTCTGCTTCATCCTCGGACTTTACTACTGTTTCTTCCACAGGCATAACTGTCTCGATAGGATTCTCTTCTGCGTCCTCAAGGATAGTTTTTTCCTCAAGTTCGTCGTCTGTTATCTCGATGTCCTCGGCGGTCATTGAACTATCGGATGACACAACGGGGGTATTAAGCAAATCGCTTGTGATACCTTTCTCTTCGAAAGCCTCTAGGGTTGCTTCAAGTATAGATAATCGGTCAACCAATGCCGATAGAATAGATTTCATGTCTTCATCATCTTCGTCATGATAACTTGCATCTTCCATATCTTCTGCCTTGCCGAATGTAAGATAGTAGTTGCTGTCATCTTCCTCGATAGCAACTATGTGTTTTTCTTCAACTTCGGTTTGTTTATTGTCGCAAGTGCAACTTGAACCGCCATCACATGACTTCTCTTCACTACGTAACACCGTAGCATGAACCTTTGGTTTAACCTCAAACTGAGAATATTTGTTTGAATCGTAAACTTCGTCGATGCTAAAATCGACATTTGCTATATCTGAACTAAGGAGCGACTTCTCTACGGAAAATAATGCACCGGGTGAAGCGGGTACATCAACAACCGAAGTTTCTAACCATTCAATATCTGTGAACTTCATGTAGCATGAATCTTCATCCTTACATTCTTTTACAGCCGCTTTAGCAATAAAGCCAATTGAGAATGCTCTCAACATACCTTTGCGAATCTTTCTAGTAATATCTTTCTCACCGTTATCAATACGTGCTACACCTATTGGTACAGAGACGGTTGTTCCATCTGGTTTCTTGAATGAACCCATTTGCACATCTTCCATAACACCAATGACACCGTATGTCTTAGAATGGTTGTATAATATAACTGGGTTCTTTCGATAGCCTTCCCATGCTTCTATGATTGCATCATTGTCTACCAATTCATTATGTCTATCTAGCATATCGTCGTCTCCGACATATACTGGTCCTTTGATTCGTACGTCAGAATCTTTGTCGTCGTGTGCTCCTTTCATAGTTACGAAAGGTGTCTCTACACGATAGAGAATTACCGCTTCGGATTCATCTCCTTCTAGTGAGTCAAAGAGCCTGTGGTCTCGAATCAGCGTTGCCGATAACGTGTCCATGTTTCAGTCGTAGGACACGTCATGGTTAATGAGTATTAACTTAAGCGTCGACCAACGGAACACCTGTTATTGGTGATGAACAAGTGGAGTAACACTCTCTACATATGAAAGTGTAATACATGGTGTTTGGTACTACCATAGATGGATTTCTTACTATGTTAAATTGGTTGCTGTTGCAGTTTGGTTCGTCGCATGTCATTACTGTCATGTATCGCGGTAGGGGTGTAGGTATATAACATTTACCCTATATCACTTACGAAGTCTTGCTTTCTCATCAGAGATTACTTTTCTCATATGTGAGAGACCTCTGCTACCAACCATTAACCATTTGACTTGAGCAATTACACCTGCAAGTCTGAAATCCTTGTAGTGCCTAGCCGACCATGCTTCTCTGAGACGGACGGCTTTCTCATCTGTTGGAGTCTTGGCTTCTCCCATTTGACTATGGACTTTTGATAATCGAGTAAATTGTGTATTACCTAGAATGTTCCCACCCCTTTTCCATATCTGAGGCCATTCCTCTTTCAACTTCTGAGCCTCGGCAAGAGGGAATTGGTCGTACTCAGAATTACGTAGGCTCACCTTCTTATCATCTCCCCTCTTTGGAAAATTAGTCTTAGGTGCTTTCTCTACTACCTGCTTACTCTTAGAAGATTGAGGATGCCCTGCGGGTAGTAAGTCGGTGTCATGCTTACCGCCTCTAAATCTACCATTGCGTAAAACATAGAGAAAAGAATTGACTCTAGCATAAGCCCATTGTTCAGCCGAAGTTACGGTTGGACGAACGCTGCCGGGATTTGTTTGATATGCACCAACACCTCGGTCAAACACGGCACTCAACGTACGGACGTTGGTTCTCTTACTTGCCACGTTTCCAACATCTGCGTTATGTTTCTCTGCTTTTTCTTTGAGAGTTTTCTTTACAGCAGCACTGGCTTTTTGCTCACCTTTTGTTTCTGGTTTCTTTATCTTACGGAGCATCTTAGTTCTAACTGCAACTCTTCTATCGGACCGGGTATAAGTTCCATCTTCGTTATTGATGTAAACTCTTACAATACCAACAGTCTCACTGGTAGATGCTTCGATTGTTTCAGTTCCACCACTTGAAGTAACAACTTGGTGTTTACCTGCATTATTTACAGACTCCAATGAACCAACATATCTTCCTTTTCTTGTAGCCCAACTTACAAAATCCCCTTTATTCATGGTAAATACACCTTCTTTATTGCTTTCTTAACTGCTTTATCTATTCCTTTACTACCAATGCCACTGCGTTTATTCTTCATAGCAACTGCGTCAACTGCGGGGCGCAGATACGGTCTAGGTGCGAATGGAGCATATTCGAATCGTCCAAACTCAACTACACTTGCGTATCTTACCTTTGTGTTACCGAATCTAACTTCCATTGCTCTCCTGTATTTTGATATTGCTCTCTTACTTCTTACCACTCTGCCAGAGTTTTTGAGAGCCGATGTCTGGACCGGGACTAACTGTTGAGCAATTCTAAGAATCTCCTTAGCAACCTTCTCCGTGTAAGGTTCGCTGAAACTTTCATTGATGGTTGCACCGAGATAATTGAAATCGTATGCTGCTTTGAAAAATGCATTGCCATCAACAGTTGCATACTTTGGCATTATTCCTCATTCTCCAATCCAAGTAAACGATATTCAAGAAGTTCGTCCATACCAAAGACTATGCCTTCTTCAACTAGAGTTTCTGCTGCTTCTTCAACTGATTCGGGTTCTTCCCCTTCTCCATCCTCAACCTTACCTTTGTTAATTGCTAGTTTAGGTGATAAGAAGAATGGGTCATTTGCTTCATCTTTATCAAGCAATGGCGCAAGTCCCAATACTTCTCTTGCTTCGTTGATACTGATTGCTGATTCTTGTCTTAGGTTAGCAATTGCTTGTGAGCGTAGACGGAATGTATCTGCTCTCTCTGCCTCACGGGATGGTCTAATAGTATTGAATTGTATTTTCCAGTCTGTTATCTCTAACAGGGGTAATAGTTTGTTATTGATAGCCGAAGATATTCTATGATGATACGACTCAACTACATCATACCATGCGTCTAGTTGTTGTTCTGGATTAGACATTTTACCTGTTTGAACCCATCCAAGTTTCATTGGTGGAATACCGAATACTGCACATATCTCTTCACGGTAGTAGTATAGTAAATCCAACTGTTGTCCTTCTTTAGTTGAATCAATAAGCCTGTGCATATTGAAACCCGAACCACCGTTGATTGCTACAAGTCCGAATGGTGATTTACCCGCTGTCAATTGTTGTTCTAGTAATCCTAGCATCGCTTTCATTTCTGAGTTGCTTATGTCTCCGACGTTAAGTATCGTCTTAGGTAAAGTTCCAGTAAACATCTCGTTTAGGTAATTGCTGAGATTCATTTGACCTGCAATTGTATTCAATAATGGTATCAATGGTGAAGTTCCGTAGCCTCGGCCTTGTTTGAACTTCGATATGTGAAGAATCTTATTTGAAGCGAACCTACGCTTCTCCTTTCTTATCTCTTGAATGTAAGCCATTTTTGGCGGTTCTGGTCTTTGATTGCCGGGCAATAATCTCATTGTTTCAGCAGGTACAGGCCATACACTTACTAAGTTGCCACCGTAAATCCAGTCCTCTCCATTGGGGGTACTTTCATCATCATCACCATCTAACTCAAGGTATGAGTCTCCGAATAGTGCTAAATCATACACTAAAGATTCTAACCATTCATCACCCATATCATCGGGGTTAGGTGTTCGGAAAAAGTCATGCAACCTTTGTAATTGTTCTTCATTGCCTTCTTCTATCCCAGACATAAGTTTGAACTCGTAACCATTGGCTAACACGTCATCTACGGTTCTTCGTAGAATGGCATTAACAACTTCAGATTTCAGAGAAATATCTCGCAGTAAATGATATGAAACAGTTGTGTTCGCTCCACTAGCCGCCGCTTTCTTTGCTGAGACTGTTGCTATTTTAGATAAAGATGCTAGACTTTTAGCGTCCCAAGGAACATCATTTCTTACGGATTTGACTTCTTTATTTTCTCTACGGCGAAAGAAATTAAAGCGTCTGCGTTCCTCTGCCATGTCGTACCCTCATAGGTGGTGGGTTTTTACGTTGTCGTATCGAGTTGTAATTCTTTTACTTTACAACAAACGCAATGTTCGTCATGCGGCAAACTCAACTGAGCGCAAGTATTCACTGGACCATTCAAGCAATATTTGAACTCAGTCTTTGTTGGCATCTTCTTTCTTCTCTTTTGCCTCTTCGATGATTTCTTCTACATCTTCTTTGGCTTGTTCCACTTTCTCAACGCCTTCTTCTACTGCATCTAGGACTTCTCCTAAATCCAATTTGCCGTCAGCCATTAGAGTCTGATACTTACGTAGACCCCAGATAGCAAGTGGTATTAGAACTGCTACAACTGCTAAACCCATTAGTAAATCGTCAGTAGTCAGTCCTTCTAGCATGAACAAAGGGGGGATGACATCGTTAATAACGATTACTCGGTCTTCTTAGTGGTCTTTTTTGCCACTGGTTTTGCGTCTGCTGCTTTTGCCCCAGTCGCTATCGAGTTAGTTCCAGTTACACCGAATGCTTCCATGTTTAGTTCGTGTGCTTTAGCCATTCTCTCCATTTCTAAATCGTGTTCTAGTTTTACTTGCTCTAGTAAACGCACGTGTGCTTTCTCTGCTTCTGCTGAATCAACTTCACTTTGTAGTTGGTCTGGTAGAATGTTTATCTTTGCTCCTTCTTTACCTTTGAATAAGTCAAGAACAGATGTAATAATAAGAAGTGCTGGACCACCTAATAGACCAATGACTGTTAGTTGTGAATCTGAAATCTCACGTTGTTCTACTATACTAAAGTAAGACGCTGTTGCGGCTATAACTACCCATGCCAAGACAACACCCATACCGAATGTTAGCATAAGTTTCTCATTAGGATTCGACATTCGCATTGCCATCGGTCTATATGAGTGAAAGAGGCGGTATTTGACGGTAGTTGTGAAAAAGTATATAAGCCGCCATCCCATATAGGTAGTGGTTGTGAATAGGGCGGCGAGCATAATCAACAAAGATAGTGTTCCTAATGCTATCATTTCCAGAGCCTCGACCATAGAAAATTAAGAGCATGGTTAAGCATTTGCGTAGCCGACATTATACCGAAGCAAAGCATGACAACAAAGACACCCATTCCACATGCTGAAATTAAATCGTTTATTGTCATATCACATCAACATAGGTATGCCAGAAGAAGCAACTATCGCAGCAAGTAGATACATGCCATATCTCTTAAGCAAGTCCTTTATTTCTTTAACGAATCCTTCTACACTTGTTAACCGTTGGTCGATTGATTGTACTTCTAATTTCATAGAAGCCATGTCTTTCTCAACATGATGAAGATGATTGTCTCTGATTGTTCTAACATCTTCTACTAAGACCTTAATCAATTCAGATTGGTCATCCATGTCGATAGCCCTATACTATCTAGTTAATGACGATTAACCCCCGAATACTCTTATCTCTGGCATCCCTATGTCCTCTACTAACTCTGCTGCAAGCCTAGCATATAGTAAAGCGTGGAATGCGTGGTCGTCTCCGTCTCGTCCATATTTTGTAAGTTTTTGACCTCGCACTGGGCGAGTATCTTTCTCATCTTTTTCTGCTGATGAATTGAGAGAACACCATTCATGTAGAACCCATTCAAATGAAGTATCTGCGTAGGGTAAGTGGACCTCATTATTTTTGATTGCCTCAATCGTTTCTTCGACGTAAGTTGTTCTATCAACAACTAACATATAGATTAGATTTCGATTATTGTCTCGCCTCTTGTATTCAAAGGGAGTCATTGGCCGAGATGAGTAATAACAAGACCGTACACGCTCACCAAACTCTGCCTGTAGTTCTTTGACCTGCCTCGCTCCATATCCTATATCTGCGACCACTTGCGTACAGTTGTAGCGTAGCATTAGGTCTTTGATGACCGCTACCTCATCGAACTCATTGTCAGCCTTAGAATCGAGTTTTAGACAATTCAGAATCGTGCCGTCTTTCTTCATGATAACAACTGTTGTTTCATTACCCCAGTCCACACCCATAACAGATTCTTCTGGCGGTGTTAATCCTTTCAGATTCTTTTCGAGTTCTGGCCGGGCCGCTTGTAAAACGACATCGAATGTAAGGGGCTTCGTAGAACCTGCGAAGAACTCACCCAGAACCTCGTTCGCAAATCTTCGGGGAGTGTAGGTGTCTCGTTTGTATTCTATTTCTTCGGGGTCAATATCGGGATGCATCTTTTGACTGATATGATAGCCAATAATATCTGATTCTCCATGAACCCACTTCTCACCATCCCACTCACCTTTAGTTGATTTCTCCCATAGTTTCCAAAACTCTGAACCCTGCTCACGGGCAGTTCCACTTACTACAACCCACTTATATTCAGATTGAGCAAGCATCTCAATTAGCATTGGCAAAACGTCAGCGTCAGAGTCTTGGTATTCGTCCACACAACATAGGTCAGCCTCAACACCAAGCAACGCATGTGCGTCGCCCCAGTTAGAGTAAGCATAGAAATGATTCAGAGAACGTGCTCCAACATCAAATGTTTGATGACTTACAGATTGTTTTACTCTCGACTTCATTAGACAACCATTATTGATTGACGACATTAACGCCCCATTGAACCTCTCATCTACGAATCTCGTTACTTGTGGTTGTCTAGGTGCGGTATAGACTGCGTTGAAGTATGGTATGTTCATCAGTCCATACATTAAGAGATTACAAATCGTTTCAGTTTTCTCAACCTTACGACTACACTTTAGAACTATCATTTTTGTTTTTCTTGATTTCTGAGTTGCACCAAAGTGTCGGTATATCTCAATTAGATATGGTCGCTCATGTAACATGAATGCCTTACCATCTATGGTTCGGAAATACTGAGACCAACGGTCTGGATAGAGAGCAATATCCCTAGCCTGTTCGGGGGTCAATTGGCCGCCCGTATGTTCGTCCATGTGGGGTCAGACCCCAACATGGCACTTAACGGTTCTAAGCCCTCTGTATGGTGCTGTGTTGGTCTACCCAGTCCTCGGCAGTCCTTCGGTCAGAGAAGGTCATAATGACTCCACCAGTGTCGTTGTCAACTACGTTCCATTCGCCGCCAATTGTTTCAAGAATGTCAGCATTTACTTTTTCGTACTGTGCTTCTTGAACTACCCTTGCTGTTTTGGTAGACCAAGGCAAACCCCAGTTCTTCGCACATGTTGGTCCGTAGCCGTGAGCGGTACTCTCTTCGGTTTTCAAAGCCTTGTGGCAGAAGCAGCAGTTTCCAGTTTTTGCACCGTAGTCTCTAGCCGCATTTACTGGGTCGTTGTTTAACAATGTAAGGAACTTGGTAAACAAAGCCTCGTCATTTTCGCTAGTTGAGCGAGCAAAAGTTAGTCCACCCTGCGGTGAAACTTTTCCAATGTAGTCCTCGTCCATAGTACGGATTGCTTTCAGATAAATGCTGCCGGGATTTCTGCCACTAGCAGGGGCTAAGGAAATACATAGGTCAGTGTAAGCAGATACAGAGAAAGTTACTTTTGGATATTTGAGTTTCTCACCTGCTCGACTTAGTAAAGCGACCATAGGAGCGTAAGGACCTTCGACTATTGGCTGTGGACTAGAATAGTCGTGGATTCTTTGAAGAATGTTGAGTTGCTTTGGAGACATTCTTCGTCCCTTGTCTAGTTGCTCTTGACAAGATGAGACAAAGGATTTCTCCCAGTCATTCTTGGCGTTCTCGGTTGCTTTCTTGATTAGAACTGTGGTTTCCATTGTTGCGTTCATGTTATACCGTAGGGGCTAGGGGTATATAACAATTTAGTGCTAGGGGTTTTAGTTTTGTGATTCTTTAATTAACCTTCGAAACACTGCGCCCGGAGATTCGCCAAATTGTTTTTTCATTCGGTCGAGATAAGCAATTTCAGTTTCTCCAACGATTACAGAGATGGTCTTACGGACTTGCTTAGGTTCGATAACGTCGGGGTCTTCAACTGCTTGATTCAAGTTAATTGAATAACCCAATTTGACACGCGGATTCCCATGATGGTTGATACCGTTCTTACTCAAGATTACGCTCTCGATACCATTACCTTCTTCACGTGCCAATTTCTTCAAGTCAAAGGTAAGTTGTCTAGCACTTCTTTGCATGTGATGTGGCAGATTTGGGTCGGCGTTATAGCGTTCTGCTATTTCGCTACTTGTAAGTACGTCATGTCCTTGTTTCTTAGCGTTCATTAATGCTTTTTTTATTAGTTGCTTTTGTTTATTTTTTAACTTCATTCATTCACCTCTATTTTTCCATTTCTGCAATGAGGACATTGTACTGTCTCTACTTTACAGTGAGCGGGAGTTGTTAGTATAACACGACCATTACATACCTTGCACCTGCGTTCCTTGTGATAGAAACCGATTGGTGGTGCTCCACTTACATTGATAGTAATGGGGCTTCTCATGTCCTTCCATGATGGTATAAACTCTGATGCATGAGTTGGTTTTGGTATTTCACTAGATGTACTATATTCGTTCACAATTTCGCCCCAAGTCCAAGGGTCGGTGTCTGCTGTATAAATACTGCGTAATGAACCATGAAAGCGTACTTTCTTCTCTATGTCCTTTTCTTTATACGTACCGTCTAGCATTTCAATTTCTTCTTCCTCGTCTCTTTCAAACTGTTTATTGAATGAAAAGATTAGTGAGTCTGCTACCACTGCACCACCGTCTTTCAGAGTGTATGGTTTTGCTTTGTCAACGGAAGCCATACCAACACAAAGTCCGTAGAACATTTTCAACCTACGTGCATATGACCTAGCCGATGCTGAACCTAGCGCACTTGATTTGGCTAGGTTTCTACATGGTAAGATATTACGCTCCGTAGATAGTTCGTCTGCGAGAATAGGTGCTAAGTTTGCATATTGATACTCGTTTATTGTATAGATTGTTTTTCCACCTTGATATTCTCTCTCACCTTTGAATATTGTTAGTCCTGTTTTCTCAACCTCAAAATATTTTGAAAACGCCATTCCATGTTGACTGGAAAACTCATTTCCCATGTTAACAAGTTCACGACGGAAGTTAAGGCCATACTTCCAAGGACTAGGTACGTCTGAAGAGTCTCGCACTGGCAATGCTCTCAAACAAAAGAAACCGAGAAGTCGATGACAAAACAAAAAGTGAGTCTTTGAAACTGTGATTGGAAATATATTTGGGTCTGATATTGCCGATAGTAAGTCTTTCGTTAATTGATGTTGGTCATGATTCCAAGTATAGTCTATTGTAGTCCAGTAAGGTGTATAACTGTCGTATGGTTGTTGAACCATTTCTTGACTAAAGTATTGAGATACCATGTCTCCATTGTCGTCCATTGGTACAACTCTCCAAGGGTTTATTTCCATTGTTTTTTCTGCTCCAGAGTTTGATAGCCAGTCGTCATTTCCTTTTGTATTTGTTATACCCTCTGCCAAATACCTAGATGATGGCGTATTAAATGTATAGAGATAAGAAGTGTCCTCGCAGTAAAGTAAAGACTCAACCATGTGATTACCAAGATGAGAGCATTGGTTGAATTGAGTAAACCACGAAAAGAGTATTGTCTGAGCCTCGACTATGTTCATTATGTCGTCTCTACCTTTCCTCTCATTGAGGACTTTAACAGCCCTCTTAGACTGCACAAGATTGTGTTT